ATGTTATCATTAACAAGTGTTGTAATCGTGCCAGCAGTAGCAGAAAGACCTGTTGCAGTACAAAGAATCAATTCACCAGTTTGGAAGTTACCACTTGGGTTGAAGAACGTAATTAAATTTGTTGTTGATGAAATAACGGTTGCAGTAACGTTCGTTGTTAGTCCTCTAATGGTTTGTCCCAATTCTGGTAGAATTCCACTTACGTTACTGATTGCCACAGTTTTAGATTGTAGGAATTGTAATGTTAGTTTGGCATAACTAATTTTTGTGGGAGCTGGTGGTGGTTCATTGAATACAATACTACCTTGCTGAACATTAAAGGAGGTTCCTGGATTTTGAGCAACACCATTAATTACCAACTGCAATTGAGATGTAGTAGCAATTGCAGTTGCACCATTAATTGTCAAGGGGAATACTGTCCTCTCACCATCAAACAAGTTAGCAATATTATCAATTTTTTGAACGTAAGAAGTCAGAATTTCTTCCGATGAAGTTAGACTCTTAGTTCTGAATAGAACTTGGGTATTGTCAAATTCTTGATAGACAGGTTCTACAATACCAAAATTATCAATATTAGCTACTACAGAACTTTCTACAAGATTAACACTCTTGGTTAACTCAAAATCAGTTTTGCTTGATAGACCCTTTTGTTGTTCTGAAATTTCAATTTCACCAAAAATCTTAAATCCTGTTGGGTGAGTATTCTCTACAATAATATTTTTCCACTTATCAATTGAAATGGGAGATTTAACATTGTATGAGAAAGATTGATACAAGTATGAGTCTTGAATCTTCTGAACAATTTCATTTGGTTTTCCAATATCATCCAAGAAGCGACCTGGTGTTTTTGTGATTGAATCTACTTCAATAACTCCTTTCGCTGCGTTAATATTTTCGATTGTACCACTAGATTTTGAAATTACTCCAGATACAACTTGATCTTCCTCGAATACACCCTCAGTATTAATGAGTTTTAGAATCCTTGGCCCAATTTGCCAACCATCATTATTTGATACAAAACCTGTTGCGGTTGCAGTTTCTAGTGAGTCACCTTGGAAAACAAGTTCTCCTGATAAGAATCTACTAGTTTCTACAACTGCCTCTGCAGCACCGCCAAATGAATCGGTTTGAACAATCTGCCTACCAACACCTGTATTAACAAAACTAATATAGTTTCCGCTGTCTGCATCTTGTGGAGTTAGTGCAACTCTTAATTGATTAGGTTCTAATCCATTTGCCTGACCACTTATTGCATAATATGTTTGATTAGAATTTAAGAAACCAAATGAAGTTAGTGGGAAGATTGCTCCTTCTCCTAAATCTTCTACCGCAAATGTAACTTCTGCTCCACTCTGAATGCCATGAGGATATGGAATTTGGAATAATGCTAGGTCTAAGTTGACAACATAATTAAATGATGTTTTCAACGCAATGTCGGGAGGTGTACTATAACCAAATCCAGCATTCTTAATTATAATTGCCCCAATTCTACCGTTTCTTATTTCCGCAATCGCTTCAGCTCCTTGCCCACCACCACCTGTAATTATTACTGCAGGTATACTAGTATATCCAGTACCAGGGTTTGTAACTTTAATATTACTCAAAATACTAGTATTGATTAATTGTAAATTAATCGGGAAGGTAATCTCTGGTCTTAAAGTATAATCATGAGTATAATTGAAACCAAAGTTGTTATTTTTTAATCTCTTAATCTTACCAATATTTTCTCCTTTAACAAAGATTGAAGATCCTGATCCTCTTGGAGGAATAACAACGTCTAATACTGCACCAGATCCACCAAGATCTGAACCAAGAATACCATCGATAGCATCAACATCAATAAATCCAGTTGTATATCCCTTGCCAGGATCTGTGACAACAACCTCGGTAATTTGTCCAGCAGGATCACTTCCTTCAGCAACAGTAATTCTAACTTTACCACCGGCTCCATCACCAGCAATTGGAACACTAAAGTATTCTCCTGGTTCATATTCTGTTCCTGCAGAAGTAATATCAACTCTCTCAATTTTTCTTATAGATTCAATGTCAGAGATAACAGGTAATTTTTTATAAAATCCTCCACCATTAACTAAGCGTATGTTTGCAATAGCACCAGCAACTTTGCTTGATTGAGTTGAATAGGAAGTTACATTGGACAATGCATTTTTTTCTGGGTCAAACAATAGTTTGAACTTAAACTTATTAGCACCTACTGTTACCGTACCACCTGAGATTGAAGTAATTTCAAACTTACCAATATATGGACTCTTAACCACGTCAATATATGATAGCGAAGACACTGGGCTCTCATCTCCAATCCTTGATGGATCAGCATAGTAACTAATGTTTGCTACGTCATCAGTTATCTTGAAAGAAATAAATGGTGACGCTCCAGGAGCATCAATACCAGGTCTACCTTTTCTAACAATATTTTTGAACGTATATTCAATTTTTGTAAGATTATCTCTATAGAATGATAAGAAATAATTGAGATTTGATGGGTGTGCTATGTCAAATGTATATTGTTGTCCATAGATAAACTTAAATATTGGATGCTTAACAAACACCAACAATATAGTTCCAGCTCCAACAAATGCAGATGGGATAATATCAATTGTAAATAGAAATTCTTTTTTAGAAATAATTTCTTCAATAAAGAATGATCCATCTACTGTTGAATATACAGGTGAGGTTTCAGTGTAAATATTATCACCTACATTCAAATAGTGTGATGTATTTGATCTAGCAAAAATTCTATTTGTATTACCAATAGAATCAATTTGCATTGTTCTCTTTAAATTAGTAATTAAAGTTATTTTAGTTACTGCTGTTAGTCCAGTGATGGTTACAGTTGTTCTTGCTGTATTAAAACTATAATTGCTAGATGATAAAGTTACTACGGATCCTCTAGCAAATGTTGATCCCGTGATAACTTCGTCAATTCTGATTAAATAATCATCATCGCTATATGTTTTGAAAGTTGCCTCAACAGATCCAGGAATTGATGCTGAGAACGTACCAGGAGTTGTAGCAGCAATATCAGCAAACGAATATTCTTCAATATCATTGATTCTAGGAGGTTGGTTGCTATTTTCTAAAGTTCCTGAATTGATAGTAAATGATCCAGTAACATCAGTAACAAATAGTTCATTACTTGCAGTATTAACACCCACAATGCGTCCACTAGCTATTGTGGCACCAAGACTATTTTTCTGTATTAAAGTATCACCAGATTCAAATGTTGATTCCTGATTAAGTACAAATGATCTAACATTATCAAATTTTTCAATTTGGAAAGGACGGAAGAAAAACTTACCAAAGGCCTTTGTTGAGAACACTGCTTTTCTTCCCCCTGGAGAAGGAACTGTAGCTGTTCTGCTACTCCACTGGTCGAATGTATCAGTTGGAATATGGAAGTCCTGCGTCAAGAATGATACTGCATCAGTATAATCTAGAATTTGGAATCCTTCTGCACCTAATGGATAAACCTCATTTACTACTGTTAAATTAGAAGAAGTAAAATTACTACTGGTAATTAGAGTTCTTGTAAAGTCTGTATTATTGGTTAGATTTATATTACCTACTCTGTCAGCATCTGCATTTCTATCAAACTTCAATAATTGTCCTTTAGACTTAGAATATTCATAAGCAGAGAAATCTGCCGTTGGAATTGACGTGTATACGATATTGACATTTGAATATCTGAAAGAATCTACATACAAAGGGTGAGAATTATACGCAGTGGTGCTACCAATTACCATAGATGTTGGATTGACATTTGTAGTCATCTGGAAAGATGCTACAGAAGATCCATTAACGTATAGTGTATATGTTCCAACAGGAGATGCTCCACCAACAAAAGACTTGGTTACCGCAATATGAGCAAAATCAGCTGTTAATATTGTAGTATAAGTTGAGAGTGATGTTAGAGTGGAAGTAGTAGCACCTACGTTGGAAATACGTAATTTACCGTTCGTAGATGGTGATGTACTATCAGCAAATAACACTACTTCGACTCCCTGAGAACTGTTAGCGTCAGTGATGGTTAATAATCTTGGAACCTTGTTAGAAGATATACTGCTTTGGAGTTTAAACCATCCTTCTACGGTCCAAGTGTTGGAGGTAACATTTAATGTAGGAGTAGTAATAGTTCCATTCTGATTAATTGCATATGCAGCGGGAGTCCATTTGTATTGTGCTGTTGAAGCATCCGCACTAACCAACGTAAGATTTCCAACTTGTCCAGTAGTGTCAGCTGCACTCGCTCCTTGATAGAAGAATTTGACTGAATTTTCCTTTGATTCCCCAATAAAAATAGGATCACCAGAAACATCAGTTATAACTTTGTTGAGGATATATCCATCGACCCCTGCTATGATATATGCATTTTTTAAAGTACCTGTATAATCTAATTTTACAATACCACCACTCTTTTTGCCAAGCGCATCAGTGCTAGTAAATCCAAGATTCAAATCTCCAAATACATCTATTGAACTAATTGCTGATGTTATATCTGCATGAGAACTTATATTATACTCCTTCTGAAGCAATAAGGTTCCACTATTATCTACTTTAATTACTGATAATCTATCTGTTGATCCAGATGTTAATGTAGAAGTTACATAAACTTGATCATATTCATCAAGAAGGATATTGACACTATCAAATGTTTTAGTGCCATCTGTATATTGTTTCTGCCAAAGAGTAACAAACTTACTATTAATAATTTGTAATTTTACAATAATGAGAGTATTTCCTGGTCCAACTCCAGCTGCATAAATGTTATCATCCGAATCTACTTCTACCGATAAGAATTTTTCTGTACCTGATGTTGAAGTTACTTTTCTTTTACCTAACACATCACCTTGTGGAGACATGTATATTAAAGTTGCATCTGAGGCACCAGTAGCATTTGTAGTGGTATGACCACATATTACAAGATTGTCACCATACATTGCGATATCAGTAGCAAAATCATTTCTCAAGACACCGCTAATACCAGCAATTTCTCTTTGCCAGGAAAGCGTAGCAGATGTACCCGATGCATTTTCAATATACTTTGCTACAAAAATATCTGGGTTAAAGTTAGAAGCTGATGATTGATTTGGATTAGTTTGACCCATAACATAGACTGCAGTGCCATTTTTTACAACTGCAAGTAATTCACACTTTTTCCCAGATGGAGGTTGTGTGGATGTTAATGATTTTGTCCAGAGAGTCACTCCTTCACTATTAACTTTACTAATAAGACCATGAATATCTCCATTAGTAGACTGACTGGATCCTACTAAATACGTATTCTTTGCAGTATCAGTAATTGCATTTAAGAAACGAACTTCGTTGCCATAAGATTTTTTGAGTGCATAATAAGTAGCTCTCTTTTGGATTTGTGGATGAGAAATTCTAATTTTTGGATTAGATGTATAATTTCTACCAGAATTTTTAATTTTGACTTCTTCTAGTGTTCCTGTTCTACTAACAATTGCTTCAACCTTAGCACCTATACCACTGGTACTATCAATTACTACATCTATTGGTATTTCAGGATCATATCCTATACCTGTAACATCGATATTAATTTTTTCCAATCCCTGTATAGTTCTTACACTAATTGTTTTGGTTGTTGGTTCCATTGCGGGGGTTGTAGTTACATTTACAATATCTCCTTGAAGCATATTGTGAGGAACCTGCGTTTGTATGACGCCAAAATATTCATCTTGTGATGAACTATACTCATAAGTGTATGAGGTTACTCCAACACCTTTAATTTCACTAATAGTAGCCGAGGCACCAGATCCACCAGTGCCAGCATCATCAAAAACTAATCTATCTCCAACTTGATGGTTTTCACCTGCATTCTCTACTAGGAATCCACTAATTTTTGCATCTTCAAATTTTGTAATTGTATCAACTTCAATATCTACTCTTGATGAAACATCAATTTTGGGGAAATAATCAAATAACTCTAATCTAGACTCTTCGAAGATAGCATTAGGGTCATCAATTTCATCTTGTGAGATGAGACCATCTTTATTCTCGTCTTCAACTTCAAACGTTAATACATCACCATTTTCTAAGGTCAATGCGTTTGTACTTTCATTTGGAGCTCTGTCTACATCAATGTCTACATTTTCAAATGGTGCTCTAAACCGAACAATACCAGATGGTATATACGCTTGAGTTGCAAATTGCGATAGATTCCAAGGATCTGGAGTTGAGTAATACTGTGGACCAACAATATATGGGAATGCGGGGTTTCCAGCAGCAGTTAGAGTAATAAAATATGCATAAGTGCCTTCTGGGAAATCTGGTGTTTTGCAGAATCTTCCATTATATTCATCTAGGAAAAATTGCTCACTTCTAAAGTTATACTGATAATCTTCGATGAAATGACCTGCTGGATACTCTGCCAAGGGTGGTCCTGCAATTCTT